GTAACACTTTAAATGGCAAGACTAAGATTTGGAGACCAATCAGTTCCAAGAGTCACACGTGTCGCTACAGGTGGTGGCGGTGGCACAATTGGCGGAATGTCAGACGTAGATTTGACAGACACATCACAAGGTGGACTAGCAAACGGATCAGTGCTCGTGTATGACGCGACAAGCACAAGATTCATCGCTACAAACGTATTAAACGACATAACAATTAATGGGGGTAGCTTCTAATGGCATCGAATATCCTGATAAAAAGGAGCACAGGTTCTACAGCACCTGGCACTATTACGTTCGGTGAGTTAGCCGTTACTACTGGTGCAAATGGAACGCAAGCAAATGCGGGTGACAGACTATTTGTTGGAGATAACAATGGTGCTGCACAGATTGTAGGTGGTAGATACTTTACAGATCTACTGGATCATGTGCATGGCACACTTACAGGTAGTTCTTCAGTTATTGTAGATAGTAACTCGAAGATAGACCAATGGTTAGTAGATGACATTGAGTTAAATGCTAACGTAATCACAACTTCTACAACAGACGCTGATCTTATTCTTCGTGCAAATGGCACAGGTAAGATTGTAGTTGAAGATGGACAGGAAGTAGAGTTTGGAACTACAGGAGACATAGAACTCTCATTTAATGACTCAGATGCAGTTTTAGACGTCAAGCGTGTCGCGGGAACTCCCGACTTGCGTATCGCTGACGATATGAAACTAATCTTTGGTAATAACAAAGATGCTTCTATAGTATATGACGAGACAACAAGTGATAAACTAAAGATTGATGGTGCAGACATTGAAGTCGGAACCACATCAACAAGTAAGGTAAACTTTGCAAATACCACAGATGCTTCTAACGTAGCAACTGCGGGTGTTACATTTGCAGGTGGTATCGGTGTTGCAGCAACAGCATGGATCAAAGATCTACAAGTTGACGACAATGCAACAATCGGAACTGCAGCTGGTGACTCACTTACAGTTAACTCAACAACTACATTCCAGAATGGTGTAACCTTTAATGGTCAAACAAACATTTCTGGTAATACACAACAGACTGGTTCTATTGAGATTGACAATCTTAAATTAGATGGCAACTCAATTACAACTATTAACTCTGTTACAGAATTAATACTTGACCCTGACCCTACAACTGATGCGGGTGGTCTTGTTATTATTAAAGGTGACCTCCAAATTGATGGAACTACAACTACAGTGAACTCTGCTTCAATGTCAGTTAACGATCCTACAATTGAATTAGGAGATCCAACAACTCCTGTCACACTGACTGCATCTGCAGCTGGTGGACAAAACCAAGTTGTTGTGGATGTTGTAGATCAATTACAAGTTGGTGACACAGTTACCTCCTCAGTAACTGGTATTCCTAGTAACACAACAATTTCTGCTATTAACGTAGGAACAAAAACACTTACTTTAAGTAATAACCTTTCACAAACAATGGCAGATGACTCTGTTCTTGTTACTGTGAGTGGTGCTGATGATCAATTAGATCGTGGTGTTAAGGTTCACTACAATGCTTCTGGAACTAACAAGTTTGGATTCTTCGGTTATGACCGCACAGGTGGTGCTGATGGATTAGGTGCATGGACATTCATTGAAGATGCAACAGATACAAACACTGTATTCGGTGTCACAGGTAACCGTGGAACCGTATTACTAGGTGATTTAGAACTTGATACTGACCTTGAGGTTCAGTATGGTGGAACTGGAGTAGGGACATTTACCTCAAATGGTATTGTCTATGGTGCAGGAACAAGTCCTTTACAGGTAACTGCAGAGGCAAACATGGCATCACCTGGCACAGGATCTGATGCAACAACATCTTTCCAAGTATTGACGGTAACTGCAGGAGGCGTTCCTGTATGGACTGACACTATCGACGGGGGAACGTTCTAAAACTTATTTGAATTATGGACGCAAAAATTGTTATTTCTATACTACAAAAGAAAATTTCTGAATTGACACTGATAAATGTAATGATGGAGGCACAAATCCAAGATTTACAAACTCAGTTAAATAGTATGAATACTGACCAACAATCTGAGAATGCTCTAGATGGCAACGAGAATCAAGCTAAAGAGATCGACGACAGCAGCAGCAGTCCCGACGACTTCTAACCTAGAAGATGGTGAGGTCGCTCTTAATATAGCGGATAAAAAATTATACGCTAGAAACGGATCGAATATAATAGAGGTGGCAAACCAGAAACCCAATACGGGTGAGGTGGTTACTACCATGCTTTCCACTGACATAACGAATGGTCAGGGGAATACTTTCTATGTTGCTACAGTAGGTTCTAATAATGATAATCTTGCCAATGGTGGTGGTAATGGTAAACACCCAGACACACCATTCCTTACTATAACAAAGGCATTATCAGTTGCTACATCTGGTGATACAGTCATCGTTGCACCTGGCGAATACCAAGAGGCATTCCCAATGACCGTTGGTGACGGTGTAACATTGCGTGGAACTAATTTAAGATCAACATCTGTAAAACCAACAAGCGGAACTAACGATAATAACGCATTTATATTATCTGGAGACTGTCATGTTTCCGACTTAACAATCAAAGATTTTTTCTACAACAGTGGTGCTGATGAAGGATATGCATTTGTTGTAGTATCAAACATGGACTCTACACAAAGTCCATATCTAGAAAGAATAACAGTATTAACAAAAGGTAGTGTAGTATCTGGATCTGATCCTTATGGATATGCACAAGGAGATGCAGGACGTGGTGCTAAATTAGATGGTGCAAACTTAGCATCTGCATCACAACACGGTTCTGTGTTGTTTAATGAGTGCACATTCATTACACCTAATCAGGTTGGTGTAAAGGTCACTAATGGTATGCGTGTAGAGTGGTTGAATTGCTTCAACTATTTTGCATCTATCGGTATACAAGGTATCCAAGGTGCTACTGGTAGATCTGGCACAGGTCAAACAAGATTAAAATTAGGTGGAACATCAGGAACATTCTCTACATCAGAGGTCACATACCAGTTAGAGAATAGTTTTCAGTCAGGAACTTATGCAAGATCTAGTGCTACAATCACACTGACAAGAACTGCACATGGTTTATCAACTAATGACTACATCTATGCAGATCATATTAGTGGTGCAGGAACTGATAACTTCTATCAGATTACAAAGGTAGATAATAATAGTTTTACATATACAGATAGTTCTGCATCTGGCACAACATCTGGTAACGTCACTTATAAGAAAGCAGTTGCACGTGGTGTAGTTGCGAGTAACGATGGCACATATGTATTCATTACTGGAAAGGGAACTGGAGAATTTGTAACTGTAAACAAATCAGCTAAAGTAACAAGTAGATTTGGTGACTCACAGTTAGATACAGCACAAAAGAAATTTGGAACAGCATCTATATTATTAGACGGAACGGAAGATAACGTAAAAGTTGCTACTGATGAAGACTTTGGATTTGGTTCTGCAAACTTCTGCCTAGAAGCATTCATAAGACCTGGCAGTGTAACAGGAACACAAAGAATATTTGACCTTAGAGATAATTCTGCTACAGATACAGCACCTACAATGTATCTTGATGGAACTACATTACATTATGCAGTAGGAAATACATCACAAATTAATGGTGGAACATTAGCAACAAACACATTCTATCATGTTGCAGTAGCAAGAAGTGGTGGCACAACAAAACTATTTTTAGATGGAACTGAGTTAGGCACATATACAGATGCTAATGACTACGGATCAACAAAACCATTAATTATAGGTTCTGATTATCAAGCATCTCCTACACAAGCATTTAACGGACATATTGATGAAGTAAGAGTAAGTAAAGCATCTGCTCGTTTTACTGCAGGATTTACTCCGACTACAACCGAATATGGTTCAGATATCAATACAGTGCTATTACTCCATGCTAATGGAACAGACGCCTCTACGACCTTTACAGACGTCTCTGGTGGAACATCTGATATTAGATCTAATGGTGGTGATACTGCTACATCTGTTATCACTGCTGACTATTCTCAGTTCGGTGCTGAGATGCGTTCAGTTGCATCTGCATGTGTATACGGACAGAAGGGTGTTCAAGCGGATGGTTCTGGTGTAAAACTTATATTGACAGCACATAACTTTGGTTATGTTGGTTCTGGACAAGACTTTACAAATGACCCATCACTTGCAATTCAGAATAATGAGGTAGAAGAACTTAATAGTGGTAGAGTATTATATTCATCAACAGACCAAGACGGTGACTTCCGTGTTGGAGATGCATTCTCGGTAGACCAAGAGACAGGTAATGTATCATTTGCTGCTACATCAACAGCTCAGTCTGCTGCAAACATCACATTAAGTGACTCAACTGGAACAACTAACATATTCCCTGCGTTTATTGAGACTGGTAATTTAAGAATTGCGGGTAACAGTATTACATCTACTACAGGTCAGGTAATCGTTGACCCCTCTGGTGAAGAAGACTTTGTTGTTAACGCTGAAACAATCGTTAAAGAGGCAGTTTACTTTGACGTTAACAAATCAATATCATTTGGTAGTAATGTTCAAGGTGCTCTAAAAATTGCAGGATTTGGTGGATCTACAGTATTTGGATCATCAGAAGCTGCTAACTTCTCTACTAGATCATTCGTTGTTCTTAAGAACGGTTTAGGAACTGTAAACTTAACAGGAGAAGGATCTGGATATACAGGTGGTGCACAACCAGTAGAGGTAACAACCAACCCATTCCAAATTGCTACAGCAACTTGCACACTGACAACAACAGGTGCATTGAAAGAAATTACATTATCAAATAGAGGAAATTTATATACAATTGCACCTACTGTATCATTTACTGGTGGTGGTGAGGTTTCTGCAGGAACAGCAACCGCAACACTAGGACAAGCGGGTGTTCTACAATCAATTACTATACAAGCGGGTGGATCAGGATATGCAGGACCTACAGGAACTGTAGCTGCTCCTCAACAAAACCAGTTCCAAGCAGATGCATCTTACACAGATGCAAATAGCGTTTCTCAACCCGTAGTATCTACAGCAAATAATACAATCTACATTCCAAACCATAGTTTTGAAACTGGTATGGAGATGACATTTGACGCTACAACGTTAGATGCAGCTGCAGTCGCACCTACTGGTCTTACAACTGCAACAACATACTATGCAATTCGTGTAGACAAAGATTTGCTAAAAGTTGCAACAAGTTTATCGAATGCTAATAACGGAACTGCTCAGGGATTATCTGCCGTTGGATCTGGACAAATGTTCTTCCAAGGTAGAACTGCAACCGTCAACGTCTCACAAACAGGTGGTGTTGTTGATGGATTTACAATCACTGATGCAGGATCTGGTTATCAAAACTCTCCAATTATCACTATTACAGACTCAGGAGCAGGAACTGGTTGTGTTGTAGCAACTGACTTATCATTCTCTGTAGATTCAATTGTAGTTGGTGGCGGTGGAGAATACACATCTAACCCAAGTGTAACATTAACAAATGTGCAGGGAGATACCACAGGACAAAATGCTGCTGCTAATGCAACTATTGGATTCTCAATAGACACAGTAACCTTAACTGGTCAAGGTTTAGGATATAGAAACTTACCATCAGTCGTTCCATCAACAGGAGATGCTACACAAGATGCACAATTTGTTGCAGTCTTAAATGAGCAAGAAGGTAGAATATCATCTCTTTCTGTTACAGACGTTGGATTAGGATATACATCTGCACCAACTCTTACATTTACAGGTGGTGGTGGAATCGGTGGAACATTACAAGCTGACATCCAATCACTTACTGGAAACATAACTGCCTCTGGATCAGGATATACAGCAGGGACATATAACAACATTGCATTTACTGGAGGAAGTCCATCAGTTACTGCTACTGCTGATTTCGTAATTCCTGGTTTTACTGGAACTATAACAAGCGGTGGATCTGGATATACAAACGGAACTTACACACTCAGTTTTAGAAACACACCAACTGCAACTTACACAGTAACAGTTGTTCAGAGAGATAGATTATCAATCTCTAGTGTTACTGGAACATTTGCTGTAGGAAACACTGTAACTGGTTCTGTTTCTGGTGCAACTGGAACCATAACATACGTTGCAAGTGACAATAGTTTCTTATATCTTAGTGGCGTATCTGGAACATTCCAAGATGCTCAAACAGATACTGTAACAAATGGAGCTGGTGCGTCAGCAGTATTAGATACTTTACAAGGTGGCGTTAACAGATATGTAATAGACACAAGTGGATCTGCAGAAGAAGCACCATCATTCACATTATTAGATAACAATACATATCGTTTTGATACTAGTGATGCTTCAAACGCTAACCACCCACTAGTAATTACACCTGTTGTTGGTATAGCAACAAGACAATATAGAACAGCAGGAACTGCAGGATCTTACTTCGAGGTAGTTGTTGGATCTGCATCATCAAACTCAACATCAACAACATATACTTGCTCTGTTCATGGTATACAGATGTCCGAGGACTCTACAATTACCATTGCAGCTGGTGCATTAGGTGATGCGGGTGATCAGATGACTGGAACCATAGTCATCTCTGGTGGTTCAGTAACTTCAGTCACAGTCGTGACACAAGGAACAAACTATGCACTAGGTGATGTATTATTAATAGACGCAGATGATCTTGGAGTAAGTAGTGGTGGATCTGGATTCCAATACACTCTTAATGCAAATACCACTGGTATCACTGCGGTAAATAACATATCATTAACAGGATCTGGATATAATGTCGGTGATGTTCTTAGTGTTGATGATTCAACAGTTGGTGGTGGAGGTGGATCTGGTTTCCAATACACAATCACTAAGGTAGGTTTCTGCACAGCAGTTACTGTAACATCTGGAGGATCTGCTTTTGAGGCATCTGACACACTAATATTAGGTGATGTTGGTGGTGCGGGTGTAGCACAAGGATCTGGTTTAACCGTAACGATTGGATCTATTTCTAGCGTCAAACAGTTAGAAATGAACCAAGAAGGTATTCTAACATTAGGTCAAGCTGGTCAAAGTCAATTAATATTAAATCCTGATGGTGGTATCGGTGCTGCTTCTTATACAATAGCATCATCTGGTAACGCAACATTTACTGGTGTTCAAGGAACCGTTGCAACATTTACTGGAGTATTTTCTGCTCAATCTACATCTGGATTTACTGGATTAGCAACATTCAATGGTGGTCTTACAACTGTAGGAGCAACAACATTAGTTCAGACAACTGCAAAACTTGCAGATGGAACTGCAGCTGCACCTACATTAGCATTTGATAACTCAACTCAAACTGGTTTATTCAGACAAGGAGCTGACTCCATCGGAATATCAGTAGCAGGAGTTGAGAAATTTAGATTAGATGCAAATGGATTTGATACACCAACATTACAAGTAGATGGCACTGTAGGAAATACAGACCCATTCTTTAAGGTTGACCCATCAGCAAATAGTGTAGTAATAGGTCCTGCAACAAATCAATTATCTTTAGACAATACAAATACATTAAAATCTCTAGGATCAAATATTGATATCCCACTAAACTTTGAAACTAAGGGTGGTGGAGATTTTGTATTTAAAGGTGGAACTGATAAAGCATTTAACATTACTGATGGCACATCTAATGTTGTATCAGTTGACACTGCTACAGGAACTGCATTATTCAGTGGAAACTTAGATGCGGGTAAATTACGTATTAGACAAAATGTAATACAAAACAATAGCACAGGTGCAGTTAGAGCATTTGGTGAAGTTGTTGCAGTAACAATCACAGGAAGTGGATCAGGATATACAAACGGAACTTATACAGCAACAGCAACATCATCAACTGGTGGTGGAACTGGACTTACATTAACAATTACAGTATCTGGAGGAGACTTCTCTGCTGCAACTATTGTTGATAAAGGTCAAAACTACGCAGTCGGTGATACTGTCACAGTTGCTGCAGTAGGTGGTGGTAGTGGTAGATCAATCACCATATCAGATATTGATGGTCAAGGTGTAGTATTGAAACCATCAACAGGATCTAGTGTCTTAGTTGACTCTACTGGATCTCTTGTAATTCCATCTGGAACTACAAACCAACGTCCTAATGTATTAGACCGTGTTACAGGTGCTATCAGATTCAACTCTACACAGTTGCAGTTTGAAGGTTTCAACGGAAATGACTTTGTTTCTCTTGGTGGTGTTCGTGACGTTGACCAAGATACTTACATATTAACTGAGTCTGCTCCTGCAGCTGATGAAGATACATTTGAATTCTATAATGCAGGATTTAATTCCTTATCAATAGACAAAGACAGATTTACTCTTAAGACAACTAGAATAATTGATGTTAACGGGGTATTGAATATCAATGGAACAATCATTGGACAAGATACTGTTGACTTTAAAGCATCTGATGCATCTATTGCAAAAGTTAGATCACAAAAAGATTTAGAAATTACAGGCGGTCTTAGACTAAGAAATGTAGGTGTTAGAGGAACAATTGCAAGTATTGGAACTATCACATCAAGTAGTGGAGCATATACAGCATCACAAACTTATAGTGGAACATCATCTACATCAACAATTGAAGGAACTGGAGCAACATTTGATGTTGTCATAGATGGATCTGGCAATGTGTCTAGTATTTCTATTGCGAACGGAGGCACAAACTACGAAGTTGATGAGACAATAATCATTAACGGTGGTGATCTCGGTGGAACATCTCCTGCAAATGACGTTTCATTCAAGGTTGCATCATTGAGTAGCACAACTCCTGCTCTTGCTCGTATGGATGTCTTGCAACAAGACTATGTTACACAATTAGATTCAAAACCATTCCTTGACCTTGATGCAAATGGTTCTGAAGCAGGATTTAAAATCAACCGTGGTTGGAACGGAGGAACAACAGACTACTTGACTGTATTTGATTCTACAGCAACATTTGTGGAATTAGATGACTGTCGTGTGGAAGGTGGTCAATTATCATCATTCCCATCATCTGCAAGTATAGTTGCATTTGATAAGACTGCATTTAAAGGTGCAAAAACACTTGTAACTATTGAGAGTGATGACGGTAAAGTCCACATGCTTGAGGTTACAGTCGTCTGTGCTGCAGCAGGGACAACTGCACATGCAACAGTTACTAACTCAGTAACTTCTGACAATAATTTGGTGGATGCAAGTATTAGTGTTGTTGGTAGTAACGTTACTATCTCACTAAACAAATCTAGTGCTGCGACATCATCATCAAACTTCACTGGTAGGTTCACAACTACAAAGGTGAAGGTATAAATAACCTC